CACTAACTAACGAGGGGTAAGTATGACTAAACTAACTTTTATTTTTGAAGACCAAACTTTTGTTACGACTGATAAAGACGCAATTAAAAAAGGTTATGGGTCTGGTATGGAACAAGCGAACTATCACTTTTCCCTACCACAAGGTGCATGGTTTGGTCACTACGATACTAAAACAATACCAGAAAATACTTGGAAATGGGTCGAAGGTAATTTCTGGGATTAAAAAAATGAGAGGTGCATATGATGAGTAAAATAAAAGAGTGGGCAACTGATTTAGCAGAAGTTTATTTGGATGAGTTAGCTACTGAAATTGATAGTAATAAAATTACTATACAAGAGGGACTAGACCAAGCGTTAAAGTCTAATGTAAATTTTGGATTGCTTGGTTTTAATAACGAGGATAAAAATATTTTGGAAGATGAGCTAACAGAATATTTTGAAAACTATTGGGAGCGATAATATGATAGTAAAAAAACTACTAGAAATACAATCAACTATTGAAGGTAGAGGAATACCTTTTGATATGGATGATGAAGAACTAAATCAACATTACTCAGAGAGTAAAGGTGTGTTTATAAATATATTAGATATGGACTTGATACATTTAGTTAGGTCTTATTCAAAATGTTTAGGTCACATAAACACAACTGATAAAGAAATAATTCGAGAAGGTCTTGACAAAATATTAAAACAAGTATATAAAACTAGAGAGGTATTAGATGATTGAACCAGATATAAAAGCATATAGAGAAGATGTTGGAGAACATTATGACCACCATTTTAGTGAAGAAGAAATGGAAGTTATATATGAAATCATTCGAGGTAATGTACCAGTCGAAGCTATGCGTGAGGACTTAGAAAAATTCTTTGATGACCCAGACATACCTTTGACATCATTCTTTGATGTGTCTACTGATGAAGGTATGCTTGATAGATTAGAATACGATTGCGGTTATGTTGGAGGGGTAGGTACAAGAAGTGTTTACTTACCTAACTAATATGAAAACATTTACATTTAGCGTACCTGCTTCATTAATATATAACATTGAAGCAACAACAGAAAAAGAAGCATACAAAATTCTATTGAAAGAAGGAGGTCTAAACATACTAGCAGATGATACTATTGTTGATGTTGATGATTACGAAATAGCGGAGTGTGTAGATGTTAGAAACTAAATTAATACAATGTAAAATGAAGCTAGATAAACTAGCTGTGCGTGAACCGATGAATGGTAAACAAATGTATAATCGTATGTTATGGGAACGAATACGAAACATATTGATAAGGAGATATAATAGATATGAATAACAAAACATACTGTGCGTGTACTGTTGATATTCACAATGGTAAAACATATTGGAATGTACCAAAAGATAATTACTATGATATGATTACACATCTAAGGCGATACGTTCACAGGGATTGTCATGTAATTGTTTACACACTTGAAGGTGCAAAGCCAATGAAATTTCACGAACACATATCAAACTTTAAAACAGATAAGGAGAAAATAGTAAATGCTTGACGCAACAAAATATATAAATAGATTACGAGTAGTTATTAAAGGTGCAGATGAATTACAGTATCACAAAGACTGGGAAAAATTTGATTACTTGTATCATCGGGTTAATAGTATCGTAAAAGATTATGATAAAGACTTTGACAATGCTATGGAAGACATGGAGAAACAAGAAATGCTTAACATGAAACGAGACAATCCATTTAAGGAGGGAACAGACTAATGAATATATTTTTTTTAGATGAGTGTCCAACTAAAGCTGCTGAATATATGTGTGACAAACATATACCTAAGATGTTATTAGAAACTTGTCAAATGTTATCGACTGCTATTCAAAAGTATACAGGTGTAAATAAATATTTATATAAACCTGCATACGAAAAACATCCAATGACTATTTGGGTAGGTAACACACGCAACAATTTTTCTTGGGCGTTGGAACACGCTTTTAAAATAGAAGAAGAATATGAAATGCGATTTAAAAAAGTACATAAGTCTGGGAGAATACTTTCTCAAATACATTTCCATGGATTACATCATTGCATTCCAAGAGTAATGCATGAGGATTACATTACTGAACCACCTCAATGTATGCCCGATGAATACAAAGATAAAAATTATGTAACAGGTTATAGGAACTATTACATAGGTGCTAAAAAATATTTTGCTAAATGGCAAAAGGGAAGGAGTGAACCTAAATGGTGGACATAAAAACAAAAAAGAAAAAGTATTGGATAACACATGGGTACGAAGGAACAGAAATTCTAGTACCAATGGATAACCAAGATGACTACGCTGTGTTAGATGAAAATGCAGATGATATTTTATTTGGAGAGAGTGATGAAGAAATATTTTCAAAGCCATACGATGAGTAAAGTATTGATTTTATTAGTTTTTTTAGTGGTGTTGTGTGCTTGTTCGATGCTACCAACACTACATAAAAAACCTGTGGAAACAAAAACTGATAGTGTTATACTAACACCAGTTGAAGAAACAAAAAAGAAAATGCAAGAAGAAATAAATAAAATAAAAGGAGTTGACAATGGAGAATAATTATGCTATAATACAGAGTTATTTTTATGACTAATAAAGTAACACCAAAACATGATTTGTCTTGGTATATAAAATGGACAGCGAGTTATATTTTATTAATCGGTATGGCTTTAACTTCATTAAACATACAACCTTTTAATTTATACTTTCATTTAGTAGGAGTTACAGGTTGGTTTATTGTTGGAATGTTATGGCATGACAGAGCATTAGTTTTTATTAATGCTGTTGCTATATTTATTTTTTTAACAGGAATATTAAAGGAGATAGTATGAAGGGAAATAAAAAGTTCGATATCGATTTAAAGTATGGACAGATACGAGAAGATAAAGTAAAGGATATGTTTTCTGATTGTCAGATAGAAGTAAAATCAGAACGTAGTTGGTGGAAGAAGACAGGTAACATTGCTATTGAGTATGAGTATAGAGGTAAACCAAGTGGTATCTATGCAACCACTAGTGACTTCTGGTTTCATCGATTAGAAGGAGACAAAGAAGAATTTTGTACGCTTGTATTTAGAACATCTATTCTTAAAAAGATTGTGGATAAGTACAAGGATAAGTTAACTAAAAATGTTGGCGATAATAAGGCAAGTAAGTGTGTCTTAATTCCTATCAAAGAAATATTTACTGAGGAGTTTTATGGGTATGTTTAAAGAAATAGAAAATATAAAAAACACTTTAGAGAATATTGATGATAACTTTAACGATACTATTTTTCCCGAGCTTTGGGAAACAGCTAACACTTTAGCAAAAGAAAGATTAACTAATACTGATTATCAATTTCTTGATATCAAAAGAAAGATGAATGTAATCCATATCTTGTGTGTGCTTACACATCTTAACAATAAATATAGTATGTCAATAAATATTAATAAATTTTTAGATAACATAGCTAAACTAAATTTTAATGCTGCGTCAAATAGTATCAAAGCAAATATTAATATGGGAAAAAATATACAGTTATCTAATTTTGTTATTGACTTAATTAAAAATATTTAAAAAAAGTTCTTGACTTTAAAATTATATATGATATAATATGTTTTATATAAACTAATTAACTATGTTAAAGTATTTTTATTATTATTATTATAATATTATTAATAAATATATATAATAATATTTACAGGTTTCGGACAGGTGTTATTGCAAAGCACTTGTTTCTACTGGCTGAACAACAATAAGCTAGTTGTAAGGCAATGGTTTTAATCAGTATGACCAAATGGTTGAGGGATTAAAATTATGTACTGAGTAGTGTATCTATGAACTGGATAGCTCACGGAAGGTTGCAGGTAAATCCATAAGTCCTGCGTAGAAATCCGAAAATAATTTTTTATCTTGACAATATTTGATTGTTATGATATAATACAAGCTTCAATAAAAAAATAAAAAGGAGGTATTATTATGCCAACAGTTGAAGGAAAAGCGTATTGGGCTAGTGTGACTAGACCGAATACAACATTCGACCCTGTGTACCAAGTCGATTTAGCTATAAGCGATGATGCTGCTGATAGCTTTAAGAAGGAAGGTATCGCAGTTAAACAAGACGATAGAGGTAATATCGTTAAGTTTAAACGTAAAGTCAGTCGAGCTGACGGAAATAAAAATCCACCGCCAAGATTGGTGGACTCTGCCAAAAACTCTATCGATACTTTGATAGGTAATGGCTCTACTGTAAGGGTTATGTACAAACCTTTTGAGTGGAAGTTTGCCGGTAAGTCTGGCAAAAGTCTTGACCTACAAGCTGTACAAGTCTTAGACCTAGTGCCTTATGGCGAGGACTTTGATGTAGCTAGTGGGTACGTTGCGGAGAATAGTAACGAAGAATTTTAAACTAATAATATAATGAAACAGGGGGCGACTATGGATAATAAAACTGAAGGTTTTGTAGAGTATCATGTCCCCTGTTTAAAGTGTGGAAGTAGTGATGCAAGAAGTGTTAATGCCGATGGTAGTAGCTATTGTTTCTCTTGTAACAACTACTTCCGTGCTGAAGAACAGGGACAAACAAACAACAAAGGGGGCGACTTGCAGACAGCAGAACAATATCAAGCCGATGTAACATCTATTGCACATCGAGTTCAAGAAAAATATAATTCAGATACATCGGGAGATTATCTGGGTATAAAAGATAGAAACATTTCAGTAGATACTTGTAAAAAGTATGGTGTAAAAACTACTATCAATCCAACCAATCAAAGAATTGATACTCATGTTTATCCATACCATGATGAGACAGGTACTATCCTTGCAACTAAGACAAGGTATGTAAAGAATAAACAGTTTTCCATTGTTGGTTCGACATCCAACTCTGGATTATTTGGACAACAACTATTCAATGGGGGTAAGTATGTGACGATAACTGAAGGCGAGGTTGATGCCCTTAGTGTGTATCAAATGCTAGGTTCGAAATATCCTGTTGTTTCGATTAAGAATGGTGTCTCCTCCGCCTTCAAAGATATTAAGAAGAGTTATAATTGGCTTGATAAGTTTGAGTCTATTGTAATTAATTTTGATAACGATGAGGTTGGTAGAGAAGCTAGTAAAAAAGTAGCTGAGTTATTTAAACCCGGTAAAGTTAAGATACTTAAACTACCAGAAACTTACAAAGATGCTAACGAAATGTTAGTGCATCGTAAGTTTGAAGATTATACTAAATGTTGGTGGAACGCACCTGTTCATGCACCAGATGGTATCATCAAAGGAACACAATTACTTGATGAAGTTTTAAAACCTATTGTCAAATCTAGTATTAACTATGGTTGGAAAGGTTTGGATGAGCTTACTTATGGTATTCGTAGCGGTGAGTTAGTTACGATTACAGCAGGTACAGGTCTAGGTAAAACATCTGTCATCAAAGAGTTAGTGTATCACATTTTTAAAAGTACCGAAAGCAATATCGGTATGATTATGTTAGAGGAAAGTCCTAAGATAACTGCATTAGATATCATGGGGACTGAAGCTAACCTTCCTTTACGAAGACCAGATGTAAATTTATCTGATGAAGATAAAACAAACTACTTCAACAAGACTGTTGGTACAGGTAGATTTTATTTCTATAATCATTTTGGTTCTAATTCAGTTGACAATATTATTTCAAGAGTAAGGTACATGGCAAAAGCTTTGGACTGTAAGTTCATTGTGCTTGACCATATCAGTATGATAGTATCTTCTCAAGAGTTTGGTGAAGAAAGAAAAGCTCTTGATGAAATTATGACAAAGCTTAGAACACTTGTACAAGAAACAGATGTAGCTTTGATTTGTGTATCACATCTAAAGAGACCAGATGGTAAGGGACATGAAGAGGGAGCTGTAACTTCTCTTGCACAGCTTAGAGGTTCTGGTTCTAGAGACTCACAAAGTGAAGACATTGTATCACGAAACACAACCTGTTTGCGTGTGTTAAAAAATAGATTTGTTGGTATGACTGGACCTGCTACTTATCTTTACTATGATAAAGACACCGGTAGATTAAATGAGATAGACAAACCAACAGGTGAAGAGAAAGAAGACGAAGATAAATTTTAAATGGGGGCGATTAAAGAATGGGCAACAAATTATTTCTCGACATTGAGACTACAGAAATACAGGGTAGTGTATTACCCAGTACTATTTTTTGCTTGGTTACTATTTGTGATAAGGGCAATATTGTACGTTACACTCCGGATAATCTTCATCAATTTAAGATTGATGCGAGTAATTATCAAGAGTTTATTGGACACAACATCATAGGTTTTGATGCTCCTGTCATTAAAAAAGTTTTAGATGTTGACTTATTTAAGATTGGTAAAGTTACTGACACTTTAATTTTATCAAGACTATTTAATCCTGTGCGTGAAGGTGGTCATTCACTTAGAGCATTTGGAATTAAGTTTGGTTTTAATAAACTAGACTTTAAAGACTTTACAAAATTCTCACAAGAGATGTTAACGTACTGTGTTAAAGATGTACAGTTAACAATTAAAGTTTACAATCTGTTACAAAAACAAGGAGTAAATTTTTCTCAACAATCAATTGATTTGGAACATGAAGTTTCAAGAGTAATTGAGAAACAAGTTTCGACTGGATTTTTGTTTGATGTAGAAAAAGCACACCTACTATTAGCTAGACTATTAGAAAAGGTAGATGTTGCTCAAGAAAAGGTAAGGGAAAGATTTAAACCTTTACCAACTTTCAAACGATTAGTTAGACCTAGAATAAAAGCTGATGGGTCTATGAGTATGGTTGGACTTGGATGTCTGGGAGAGGGGTGGGTAAATGTTTCTGGAGATTTTTCTCTTATCGAAATGAAAGAGTTTAATCTTGGTAGTCGTCAACAAATAGGAAGATGGTTACAAAATTTTGGTTGGAAACCTACTAAGTTTACTGAACATGGTCAAC